ACCCCTAGCACCCCATGCTGGCGGACGCTCCGAAACCCTTTACACAACAGATGTTTACGTAGGCGCCCACTGCAATCGACGCCTAACGATGTTGGACAGCGACTCACGAATCCCCGCAATTCTCCCTACAGGCTTTCGCTCAGAAAGTCCCTGCGCCTGGCGTCCTGCCGATCAAACATAACCCCAAAGCCCCTACAGCTCGTCTCCTCAAATCGCACAACCGGCAAACCTCGATTACTGTATGCGCATACAGCATTCGGAATACCTACCCATGGACATCGACGAAGACACCGACTGGTGGCTTGGCAGCCCCACGCCTCTGGAAATGTGCAAACAGCACGCACTCATGCTGGAGAACGAGTACCAGGAGCAGAGCCTGCAATTGAGAAAAGCCCGACAGGACATTCAGGGGCTGATCCGGATGAATGACGCGCTGTCCACCGGGAAAGCCCTGGCAGAGACCGCGCTCAAAAAGGAACTTGCCAATATCGCCAGGTTGAACCTTGAAAACTCGGAACTCGGCGGGAAGGTCCGAAGCCTTGAGATGGTCGCCAGCCAGCGAGACTACTTGTTCAGGGAGAACCAGAGACTGCTGATGGATCTCAGTAAAATAAACGATCCCCAACTCTGATGTATGTCAGGCAGGCCCTTGCCTATGCTTGCCAGGGCTACGGGCCAGTTATTCAGCGCTGCTTGGACGTTCTAGCGCATGCATCCAGCCTTGAGCGTGACGCTCTAAGCCTCTGCCTGACAGGTGGCAGTCGTCATACCGGTCCGCCAGGCCAATCACGTCTGTATTGGGCCCGAGGAATACTCCGTCCTGCTTCGTCAACTCGCGCTGAGCATCGAGCAAACCAGGCGCCGACGCCATGACTCCGCAGCGACTGGCCTGGGCCACGAAGAACCGCGATTCCGGAAAGTATTCCTTGGTCATGCGGATAATCTGGTTGAGCCCGGAAATATAGGACGCCGGGGCAAGAGCATTATCCGACTCGCCCTGGTGCCAGAAAAAGTCGGTCACCGGAAGACCGGCAGACTTCGCATCCTCAAGCCGCTCTCTCAGCATCCCATTCAGCCGGCCGCCGGGTGCCCACTGCTGTAGCGTAGATGAACCAACCCCGGCCGAGATCAGCACTACATCGTCGGCAAGACCCTTGTCAACGATCTTGTCTGCCAGATTCACCCATGGGCTGCCCATAGACCCAGACGCCCCCAGCAGCGGGTCAGCTCCATTGAAGTACTTCCCGCCGAAGTAGTTGTAAACATGACCAGAAGCCGACTGGTGACGCTCGCCACCATGATTGGCAGAGTTGGATTGCCCAAACGCAAAAACAACCATCGTGCGATCCGTTATTGCTGGGCGCTGAACTTCCGTCTTTCCATGATAGAAGGTCACCTGCTCGAACTTATTAAAAAGCACTGGATCAGGGACTTTGCTGTTTACCGAGGGAATTGCCAATCGCTTCACGTCTTTCATGAAGAAGTACAACGGGTCTTGAACTAGGGCTGAGCGCATACCAACGAATATCGAGATAACCGACACAACAACCATAAAGCCCATGACAACTGATAACTTAAATGCTGAGCGCATTTTTCTGCTTCCTGCAAAAATCAATTGCACATCATATCATTTGTCTTGGCTGTCATAGGCGCCCTGGCAAATCCGTAGCAGGATCATCCGCTACTGGCACGCGCCAACCGCAGCGACCAACTGTCGCTCATAGCCTATATGCTGCCGGCGCTCAGCCAGGAGAGCCCGGACCTTCAGCTCCAGGCTGTCGGACTTCTTCAACCCCTCCGCCGCCCATGGTGGAACTGCAACCGCGGTTGTCTTGCACGGCACCAGCACCGGCACCTCCACGCGAACAGTGCGCACTTCTGGCTCCTTGCCCGCGCACCCAGCCAGCACCAGAGCCAGCACCACCAGCAAAGACTTCATAGCCCTAACTCCTGATTGATGATGGCGGCGGCGGCCTGGGCAGGGTCACCGCCGGTTCGCTCCCGCAGCAACTGGTTGGCGGCGGCATAGTCGGGCTGGGCTTCTTGCCTCGCCTTCTCCAGGGCCAGCGCTGCATTTCGCTCCCGCAGCTCACCTGCCTGGACCAGTTCGCCGAGCTTCTTACCCTGCTCGCCGGCCAGTTCTTCCAGGTTATCCCGGGCTGACTTGGTGGTGGCCAGGTCGGTGTTCGCTGCATCGAGCAGTGGCCGGTAATGACGCGCTGCCAGCCACGCCCCGCCGCCGGCGCCCAAGACCAACAGCAGGACCACGGCGAGGCCCAGGAAGACAAGCTTCTGCACCGGCGTCATGCCAGCACCTTCAGCGCCTTGTCGTACAACGCCTGGCGGTCGTCCTGCCCGGTCAAGCCTCCGTTGATGCGGCGCGTAATCGCAACGAATGCCCCTTGATCCGCCAGAGTGTTCAGTCCACGAGTGGACCAGAACCAGGCGGCCGACATCGCAGCGTACTGCGGTTGCTCAAGCAGCTCAGGCTGATTGATCAAGTCCATGCCCAGCGCATCGCCACACGCCGCGTAGTTCGCCCGCCCGGTGACCTGGATCAGGCCGCGGCCACGGTACTTGAAGCCATCGCCATTAACCGTGTTTCCCAGGTCGGCGCGGCCTTCATAACCCTTCTGCTGCGCCGTCGGGCCCCACAACTCTTTCAGCCAGCGGAACTGCCCCGACTCATGCCCGATTTGGGCGATGAATGCGGCGCTGCGCAGCCGGGTGACGATTGCGTACTTGGCCATAGCCGCGTTCAGCACAGGAACAAAAACGCCGGCTTGGCGGCCGGCGTTCGGGAGGATCTGCAGCAACTGCTGCTCGGTAATCGGCATGGCTTTCTCCAGGCACAAAAAAAACCGCTCAATGGCGGCCGAGGGTAACTGCTGGTTTATTCGGACGGTTGCGTTGGCCAAGTGATGGTGTTGGGAAAATCCGGCTGATCAGGCACCCGGTTGACGGCGACTCGGTACTGCTTCCACAGTTTCAAGCTTGCGGTGTCGGCGTCGGTGGCTTCGCCGAGGTCGGCCGCGTCCTGCAATGGAGCAATACGGATAGCCGCAAGAGCCAAAAGACGATCACGAGTTGACAGGGCGCTAGAGAGGATCTGCTCTTGAGTAGGCCCTGGCGCGGGAACCGTGATCGGATTGCCATCCTTATCACTGGATAGCACAGAATCAGTAGTGCACAGGACCGAGTAAATACGGTCATAGTCGGTTCTGGACACTTCGATCAGTTCGATTTCTGGCGGTAGCAAGCACGCTGGATTCAAGACTTGAACCGTGGGTCTCACAGCCGATTCATCCGAAACAGTGATCGTTTCCGGGATATCTTTGGATCCCTCCTCCCAAGCCGGATTCTTTACCTCATGCTCCGGGGCACTCCAGTCAGGGTCCGGGATTCCAATGTAGCGGGTACCGTGAAAGTCTTCGGTGAAGAAGGACTTTTGCAAAGAGCTAAAAAAGATTTTCATATCAGAAGCCCCTCGCTTCAACGATGGCAGTCAGGGATGCGCTTTGAGTTACCGCACTCCACTCATCAACACGAATGGTGCACCCGGTAATGGATGCGCTGCCGTATGCGCCTTGGATATTTACGTTAGACGCAATGTCCCTGAAGTTAACTTTTGCGTTCAAGAATCCACCAGGGAACTGAAACGGCCAAGTAACAGTTTTTTGGACTGATCCAGCGAAGTCGCCAATAAGAACTTCGACCCACTGAATGATTTCTCCAGTGTCAGTGTTTTTGCTCCATCCGGAAGCTGCAAGCTGCGCCGTGTTTCTCGTAGACAAGCCAATGGTGGTCCCGTTGTTATGAGTCATGAACGGGTTTAGGGCGTTGCTACTGCTAGAGAAGCCCGCATTTGCGACATTCGTAGCGTTGACCTTGGATGCTGGGTTGAAGCTTACAGAGTCCCAGACCTGCCTCCACGGGTTGATGGTTCCGTTAATGGAGCCCTGCCAAAACATCCCGGCGTTATCGATGCTAGTCGCGATCTGAGTCCAGCTTTGACTGCCGTTGTAGTTGCCGCGCAGCAGCATGCCGTAGGCGAACGGAGAATTCGCAGTCCCTGCCAGAGACCATAGGCCGCCAGCCAAGGCGGCGTTGGTGTCGGACGCAGTTGGAGTGTTCAGGGTGGACCCGATGCCGCCAGTTCCGAGCGGCATACCATTCGCAAGCAAAACGAAATCCGTGCCGTCATAAAAAACGTCACCGGTCTGGCCGGCAGCAATGATCGCCGCAACCTTCGTGCCTGCCGAGTTGTACTGCTTCAGATTCTTCGGCCCGACAGCGGAAACGTTGAGGGTCGGCGCCGCGCCGCCGGCGGCACCAAATGACACTTGAAAGCGTTGGTTTAGTACATATGCCGCAATTGCTGGAACTGGGGTCAGCGTGAATGCCGGGGCAACGCCTCCAGCGGCGTATGCCGTATACACCTGGCTCTGGATGGAAGTAGACAGCGTTCTAGGAGCAACCACTGTTGTAGTGCTCGTGCCGGCGTTGACTTGTGCTTGGGTTGCATACGGGATGCCGGTAGCAATAGCAGCTTTGATGGCAAGTCCAAGATTGGTTTGAATCAGGGCCAGGTTGCCATCATCGAGAACGTCATTCCCGCTTTGATCGGCGATGAATTGTGCAAGCGTGGCAGCCATCACAGAGGATTGGCGCCACGCCTTGTTGAGCTGCTTTGACACAGCGGTGCCAGCGGAAAATCCGTTGGACCGTGCTGCCAGCGCCACGTATTCCGCCTGGGTCGACACATTAGCGCCCACGGCAGAGCCGAACGGCAAAAAGTCATTCGTTGGCATATAGACCCCGATTTATGAGTAGACGGTTCCCCAGCTTCCTTGGTCGAAGCCGGCGATGTATTGGTTATTGATGTCGAAGCCGAACAACGGTCCGTCATTGCTAGGAACGATGTAGTAGTTGACGCCAACGCTCTGTGGCTTGATAGGGATGTAGCCACCAGTGAGCAGTGCCAGTTCCAGTGCTGAAGGATGTGTCCCGGTTACGCCAATGGTAATCGTCATATCCTGGTTGTCCTGGATAAACACGAAAGTGTCACCGCTGAACACCAGATCTAGAATGGCCTTTGACTCGCCGAGTGTGCCGTCCCAACGATTCGCACCGATCTTCGCCCGGATCAAAGTTCGATACGTCTCGTTGTCCAGCGACGTAATTCCACTGTCTGGGTCGAATGGACCTTTCCAAGCACCCTGGTCAAACCCAAGACCGTCGGTATCAAGGGCGAAATAGACGTTTGCCAAAGGCGTATCGACGTTGCGGGTGATCCCGACCCACTCGCCCACATTATCTAGTTGCGCATCAACTGCCCGATCCAGGTCAAACACCTCCGATAAGCTCGCCGCCACCTGGGCTGCATCTACGAAGCATTGTGCGACTACCGAAACCATCTGCATGAACTTCGGTTTGTCGGAGTGTTGACTGGTGATCTTTCCGGTGTAGTCCGTGATATTTGGCATGTCAGGTCACCGTTAGAATGATGCTCGCAGGCGTGCAGACAGCTGCTTGGTTGAATGCCAGCGGAACATCGGGACTGCCGGCGCCGCCCGGGCCTGAAAGCGTCAGGGCTGTCAGCTTGAACGTCGAACTGCCTGGAACGCTGTTCGCTGCCGTCAGGGCGTCCGCCCATTCAACAGTTCCGCTCGGCCCACCACCAATGGCCACCTGGTTCACGTAGTCCGAAACAGCCTGTTGTGCAGCTGCGCCAATGGCTGTCGTGTACCCGGCCAACGCTTTCAGAGACATAGCGCCGGTGATGGCGCGATAGATCGGCCTGAAATAGTTGATCGTGATCGGCATGCCGTACACGTTCAAAACGGTTGCCGACGTCGTGCCGTACGTTCCGCCACCGGGACCTTTCTTGGAGGCAATGGCGGAGGCAATGGCCGAAACATCACCGCCCTCGACAACCATGGCCAGGTGATTTGCTGGGATGCCGTTCGCATCGGTGACGCTGGTGTCGTTGTCGTAGGCGACATATCGCGTCACGCCGGAGACGTTAGCCACCGCGCCGATAGTCCCTTCCAGCACGGTCCTGGACGGCAGCGCTGTCGACGTCTTCTGTTTGGCGCGTAGCGCAGGATCTGTTTCGACCGGAGCGCCCATTGAGGCGGCGCTGGGGTTGGTGACACTTTGCCAGCCCCTGGTGGCGGTCACAATTTTATTGACCTGGTTCAGGCCAGCGGAGACCGCGCCGAGGGTGGTACAGGTTGCCGTCACGGTAATCGTTCCAGACGGCGGTATCGTCACCGATTCAGGCAGCGCCCATTTATTGCTGTTTTGGTCCTCGACTATGCCACTGGTGATGATCGTTCCGGCCTGCCCAATGATGACCAGGTCGACCTGCGAGCTGGTTGGGATAGCCCTGGAAATACCGTTGATCTTGACGTTGCTCGACAGCGCCGCTTTTTGCGCGGGGCCTGGGGAAAAGGATAGGTAAGCCGCGATGATCGCTGCATTTGCATCGCTGATGGCCAGGGCCTGCACCGCCAGGAACTGCCCGTCCTGTGAGTCGGGCTCAAGGTAGACATCCGCACCGTAAATCGACCTGTACTGCGATTGCAGGT